TTGGACACCGCCAGCTTGTGTTTTTCGACATCGCGCCAGGATTTGGCACCGAGGCACTTGTTCTCCCACAGCGACGGGTAGGCAAAGCCATCAGGCCCGGCAATCAGCACGCCATCCACATGGCCACGCAGGCGACCGCCAGCCACAGAGAAGCCGAACTGATGTCCGTTGGCGTCTTCGGTCTTGAGGTGGAAACCCGCCATGCGCAACCAGCGAATCGCCATGTCCTCGGTGCGGTGGCCGCGCTCGAAGATGCGCAGCAGTCGTCCGGAGAAACCTTTGCCATGGTCCACCGGTGCTTTGGCGTACTCGTACTGAAGTTGTCGCTCGCACGCGGCTCCCAGACGCGAGGCACCTAGGTATTCGCGCGCTGGTGTCGCGTCGCGCTCGGCTTCCAGCGCCTGGTCGACCAGTTCCTGCAGGCGCCCCGAGAGACTGGCCGATGAGTTGAAATCAATCATGGCTTCGTCTCCCACGGCAGGTCATCCACCATGTCGGCAAACGGGTTCTCGGACAGCGGTGGTACAGACTCGCGGATCGGGTCATTGACTGGCTTCGCGCCCGGCATGCGCACGCTCGGGTATTTGGTGCGCTCGTGCTGAGCGGCCATCTCGTCGACATAGGCGGTGACGATGGCCTCGATCACCGACAGCGCTTCCGCTTCCGAGTACGCCCCAAGGGGCTTATCGAAGCCGATCGCACTGGCCGCTTCGCCGAAGAACTTCAGGCACATGCGCATGGCAGCTTTTTCCAGAGGCGTGGCATCAACCATGGCGGCCTCCGGTGGCAAACCCTGGTCCAGCGCCCGGGTCCAGGACCCGTACAGCTTGTGAAACGCGTCCTGACAGCGGCGTGAGCAGAACACCCAGTCGATTGGGTAGCGCCGGGGGTCGCCCACCCGGTGCCGGTTCTCTGAGTGCCCGAATCCGCGCGCCTGACGTGAGCAGACCCAGCATTTCATGGCGGGCCCTCATTACTGTGCCCACGACGGTTTGCCGGTAGCAGACGGTTGGGCTGCACGTGCAGGTGCGGCGAACGCTGGCGTTGCCTGTGCCGGTGCGCCGGAGTTGCCGCCACCTGCCGGACCCTTGGCCACCCCGCCCGTCAACGCCGCATAGTCCTTGTGGTCAGGTTCGATGGCGAGCTTGACCACGTTGCGGTCTTCACCCTTGGCATCCTTTTCGACATCCACCCGGGCGATGAACTCGATGCCGTCCAGGTCTGCAAAGCTGTTGATCCGGCGCGAGGCCGCAGCCTGCGGCGTGTTGTCCTGAGGGTGGACATTGCGCGAGCTGTTGAGCGCAGCGCGAATGAAGCTGCGACCCATCTGTCCCCAGGTCGGACCCTTCTTGGAATGCAGGCCGACGTTCGACCACATCTTGCGTTTGGCAAACGGGCCGCCGGTGACCACGAATTCGCATGCAAGGTACACCGCGCCCGTATCAAAGGACTCGGTGGCGTAACCGCCGGTCCAACCCTGGCTGTGGTCGTCATGGCCACCGGGTTTGATGGTCATGCGCAGCGGCACGATCGTGCCCTTGGGGATCAGATCGAAGGCACCGTGCTGGGCTTCGGCGTCGTTGAAATCGTTCCAGTTGCTGGAGGTGTTGGCGTTCATGATGGATCCTTAAATTGATGGGTTTTGCTGTGCGGGTGCGATCGGGTCCGGCTTCTGGCCCAGGCACTTGGCGATGAGTTTTCCGAGGTGCGGCTCCTCGATGGCGTCCAGTCGACCGCTGCGGTCCTTGGACGGGAACCCGAACGGGTTGTCGGCGCCGGTGACAAAGCCCCGGTAGTTGGTGCCGTCGTCGGCTTTGAGAATGGCCAGCGTCACGACCTCATCGAGCACGCCGGGCAACTCCAGTGCGGTCTTGCTGCCTTCCAGTTGCAACTGGTAGAAGCGCCGGTTGAAGTCGTCGGTCTTCTCTTCCAGGATGGCGACGTAGATGACATGCTTGTCCCGGACATGCTGCAGGTGCGTGAGCGCGGTGATCATTTCCTGACCTAGCTGGCCATACGCACCCCGGTTGTCGGGCTTGCCAGTCTTCTCACTGAAGGCCTGCGGCTGCGTCTTGCACCAGGCAAAGCACAAGCGCGAGAGCACGGTCAGGCTGTCGACGAAGTAGGTGTCGTACTTGGCTAGTTGCGCTGGTTCACCAAACTTGGTGCAGACATGCTCGAAGTGCGCCTGCGAGAAAGCCTGGTCAGCACTGGCTGTCGGCATGGGCCCGGCCAGGAACACCACCAGATCGCGGAACTCCGGCCAGGTGCGCGGGCGCACCGTGTCACCGGGCCAGTCACGCACCGACAGGTCGCCGGCTTCGAGATCCACAAAGAGCGTGGTGTCTGACGGCAGAGTGCGCAACTGGGAGGTTTTGCCCACACCCGCTGGGCCAACCAGTGCCACCTTGGCGCTGTGGCGCTCCTTGAGCCGTTCTTCGGCGGAGATGATTGGCAGTGCCATCACGCCACCTCGCGGATCAGATCGGTCACGGCCGGGTTCCAGAGGATCTGGTAGCCGGAGTGCCCGTTGCGCGAAAACGGCAGCGCTTCTGCCCACTGCTGGCCCACCTCGGTCAGTTCCCACTCATCGCGGTCGTTCTTGAACTGAAAGCCCAGGGACTGCAGCCGCGTGTTGATGGCGCGTGCCGACATGCCAACGCGTTCGCCGACCTGGGTGGGATTCAAACTGCAGATCGGCTCGTTGGCCGCAGGCAGCACCTTGCGCAGGGAATCCACTGCAAGTCCGGTGTTCTCATGGATCACGGTCAGCGTCGCTGCCATGGCAATGCCGGGCTTCACGCCTGGGACACGGGCAATGGCCTCACCGATGGACAGGATGGCATTGACCTTGTCCTGCGTCGGCGCGGGCAATGCGGCAACTGACCCGCCTGACGCATACGACCCTGTCTTGCGGATCGATGGCAGCACCTCGTGGGTGACCCACCGCTTGAAGCGTTTGGCCTCCGGTTTGCGGCTGCCAAGCACCAGATTGAAGAGGCCGGACTCGTTCACGACCGTCATGTCCTGCGGTCCGCCAGGGGTGTGAGTTGAATTCACCCCCTTTTCGTCATCGTCAAGACGCTCCAGCGCCTTGCGGTCCAGGCTCAGGGTAGACAACACGTCGGCTGCGACAAACATCGGTTCGCCGTTTTCACCCAGGCAGACGCGGACGTTGCTGGATTCAAAGTTGAAGGCAACGAGTTGATTCATTTCGTCACCCCCACGGCGATATCGCCAACCGTTTCGGCGCCCGGGTAGGTGTGCTCACGCGCCAGCGCGTAAAGCGCTTCGAGGGCATTGCGGCGGCGATGAATCGCCGAGCTTTCGCGGCTCAGGGACTGGATCGCAAACGCGATTTCGTCGAGAGTGGCGTCCAGGAGCGGCTTCTCGACCGTGTTGCCGTAGCGATCCTCATAGCTGATGCTTGTCCCGAGGTGCTCGCCGACGTAGCCGCCGAGCTTGGCCTGAAGGGTTTGATGCAGGGTTGGGGGTTTCATGCGAGGTTCTCCTGTACAAGTGCAAGGCGGTAAGAGGTTTTGCCGGGTTTCACGGTGCGAGCCTTGACGAAGGTTTCCTTCAAGGGCGTGGGCCAGGCGTTGAAGCGGGACTCAGAAATTGAGTAATCGATGTCGATGAAGTCGCCAACCTTGTCGCCGGTGGCAGCGATGCGTTGTGCGAAGTCGGCCAGTGCGGCTTGATCCCACGTCACGCGTTTGGGGACATCGACGGTGATCCGCAGCGGACCGTCGGTGAAATGGACGGCACCGAAATCCTTACCGGCCTCAATGCGAGCTACGCGCGCCTGCTCGCCATAGGACTGCTCCAGAGCAGCATCGAACTTGATGCGCGCCTTCTTCAGCCAATCAATGGCGGCATCGAGGTTGCGGTTGATTTCCTGCTTTTGGGCTGGGGACAGCGCCGCCAGTTGGCCTGCAGACATCTCGGCGATGTCGGCGGGGAAGATGGTCAGATCAGTCATGGTCATCTCCCTCACTTGACCGCACGTTCGGACGTCGAGACGTGCAGCGCGCTGTGCTCATACTCGGTCACCACTTCCAGCGGATAGGTCACCCGCTTGGAGAGCTTCAGGTAGTGCGGACCACGCCCTTCAGAGCGCCAGCGTTGCAGCGTCTTCGGACTCACGCCCCAGCGCTGTGCCAGTTCGGTTTCAGAGAG